TTACTAATATTGTAAAGTTGGGTTGCTGTGGCTGGTGGAAATATGTTCCTAAATCCATCTGCTATAGGTTTAATAACTGCTACTAAAGCGTCAAAAGATCTCTTAAGAGCATCAATTATAACTCTTCTGCCTCCAAGAGAATCCCAACCTTTAAGTAACTCGTTTCTTGATTTTGACATATCGTCAATGAAGCCACCAAGAACATTACTTACTGCAGTCCAAAGTTCTTTAGCTTCTTCAAAGTCACCTATGAGTATTTCCCAAGTCTGAGCCCAACCAGAACCTATTGCTTCCTTCAATGTATCTATTAACATCGAGAAAGTTTTTACTTCTGAAGCTGCATCAGTTGCTGCAGAACCTAATTCTTCGAACTGTTTAATTTGGGAATCTGTCATACCCATACTTCTTAGTTCTTCTTCATAGGCTGCTTTCTCAGCGTCAGTCATATCCCTGATATCGGTGGCATAGATTTTCATTGTCTTGGTTAAGACATCAGTTGTCATCCACTGATAAGCTAAGGAATCATTAAAGTTCTTGGTTGCACTAATGGTCTCTTTCATAGTTGCACCATTTGCATTCTTTGAAAGGACCTTGTACATTCCGTCTTCGCCTTTTTCTACAGTTCCGACGGCGGTTGCTACCTCCAAGAGTGTATCTTTAAACTCTTTAGTAGCCATGTTTGCATTCTCAATAGACTTCCAGTCAATAAGTTTTACATAACCTGCTGACAAAGCCTGTGAGAAGTTATACATCGCTCTAGATGCCTCATTTGCATTGGCTCCGGATCTTGCTGCCTCATTAGCAATACCCTTAATAGCTCCAACAGCATCTTCAAGCTTAACACCGGCATTGGTAAACTTACCGATGTTGTTTGTCATGTCCGCAAACGAATATATAGTCTTATCTGAATAAGAATTTAACTCTTCCAGATACTTATTTACTGTATCTAAGGATTCTCCAGTACCTGCCAGAATGGTCTGTACGGAGCCCATTTTGAGCTCGTACTCTTTAAATCCATCCGAGATACCTTCGAATGTCATAGCATTAGCAATGTTCTTACCAATACTAACGATTTTACCAGCAACCTGGTATTCCAAAATACTTGCAACTTTAAGCCAAACGTCTCTAATATGGAAACCGGCTTTAGTAGACATTATCTCAGCCTGCTCAAAGGCTTTACCCATAGCAGACAATCCACCGCCTGAATTATTAGCTACTTCGTCAGTTGCTTTGTTTAGTTGGGTTAATCCAGCTATTGTAGGACCGATCTTTTTAATAAAGTCAGCATTGTCAAAGACCATTTTGACAATCCGTTCATCAACAACGCTCATTCCTTAGTGACCTCCTTCCAACATTCATTAGCCAGATCGTCAAAGATTGGCTTCATTGCTGGGTTAATGTAATCAATACCCTGAACGTAACCGCCTGTACCAGTACCATGTCCGTACTGTATTATTGCAGCGATTACTACTCCGTCATTTACATTGCGATTACACCAACTTATAGTGGCCCCATTACGGTCCTGTTCGATCTCGTAATACCAACTATCCGCGGTTTTACCTGTATCTTGCGGGGTGGCAGCACGAAGGGCTTCAACACCCCTCTTTCCGTACTGCGCTAATATGTTTAAATATTCTTTATTCTGGAGACGATTCAGGAACTTCATGGTCTTTGAAAGATCTCCACTACACGTGATATGCATTCCGATCGTCTCCTTTCTTTGTCTTACCCTTTTGTATGCATTGCCTTCCTACGAGCTTCATTCAACTTGTCGTAGTCTTTCCTTATCTCGTTTGAAGACATCTTCTTCTGACCCTTAGGGTCATTCTTTATCTCACAAATCCTGATTAAAGTTAGCAATCTATTCAAATGCCATTTCTGACACTCGAAAGGTATGTTGGCTGCAGTCATCCAGTAATAGATTAGTTCAGAAGTTACCATCTCTCCTGACTTATTACCTCTGCCTTTAACACCACTAATTGTTGTAGCGGTTGAAGGGTTATTAACATACTCGTTCACCCTATCGAACTCGGATTGTGGGATTCTTTTATAAACTTCAGGGTCTACATTAGTAGGTGTAACCGTCATACACTCGATATAGCTAAGCATTTCTTCTACGGTTCTATCCTTACTTTCAAGAAAAGGTTTGCACCATATAGACTCCCATTTGGCAACAGAAAGTAAAGAATGCTCCAGAGTCAATTCACAACCTTTAGCAGCTTTTCTATAGATGAATTCTTCTTTTTCTTCATCCCAAAGCTGTTCTTCTTGGTCTGGTATTCTGATCTTTAGCATTAATTACTCCTTACCTATTTATTGGCTGAACGTTTGCCGGTGCCTTGTGGTCCTGAGGTCCTTCCTGCTGTACTTCCTTAGGAAGAATACCTTTACAGAACTCTGCTATTGTGTTCTGATCCTGACAAATTTCATCCATTAATGCATCATACGCTGGAGACTGTTTGAACTTCTTGTAGAGTTTATGTCCATCCTCATCTTCCTTAAGGTGGTATCTACCATCAGGTGAAAGCTCACCATAAGCCTTAAGAACCACATCAACAAACGTGTCGTAGATCTCTTTGTTGTTTGCAGCATTCATCATCTTCTCAAGCTGCACATTGAAACCACCATCAACTGACATCTGCATATCAGAAAGCTCAGTTTTTGACAGATTGAAGTAGAAGTCCTCGGTTCTCTTGTTACCGAGATAGTCCGTGTATGTAATAGTCTTCTTAATCATTGGTAATTACTCCTTTCAAATTAGAAAATAAATAAAACCAGGGCCGCTAAGATTAACCTAACGACCCCGATTTTAAGCTGATTTTGATCAGTTGATTGAAGAAAGAATTGTGTAAACTTCATCAGGAAGAGGAAGTCTACCCTCAACTGCTCCAGTCTCAACCTTCTCATAGTATGTCTTCTCTGTGTCAACTACTGTGTCTGTTGAGAGAACATAAGTTGTTCCAACAAGCTCGTACCAGCCCTCAGTTGAAGGGTTGTCTGCAGATGTAGCAGCTACTTCGCTGTAAGAAACTGATCCAGCTGTTCCGTAAAGGATTGACTCGATAGCATCAAGCTGAGCCTTAGAAACCTTTGTGCTGTCGATCTCGATATGAGATGTAGCCTTAGCATTAGGAATAACAGTTACAGGAACAGGAGTTGTTCTGAACTCGTATGAGAATGTCTGAGCCTCAGGTGACTCATTGATCGTTGCACGGCTCTTCTCTGAAGGTGAAGCTGTAGCATTGTAAACCAGGTGAAGTGTGTAACCATAGTCAAGAAGCTCTGTATCATTTCCGATAAGAGATCTGTAAGAAAGACCAAATGCCTTTCTGTTCTGCTGAGCAATTGTAACGCCAGGAACAAGACTCTTACGGCCATCACACTCTTTCCACTCATCAGGATATGTGTAGCACTCAACTGTACCGTTGAAGTTCTCTGCACCACGGAGTGAACCGTACTTGATGTTATCTGCATAGAAGTCCTGAGCATCTCCACCCTCAGGTGACTCGTTAACTGCAGTAATTCCGTTCCATGCTACTCCCTTAGGATATACACCATTAGCAATAGGGTAGAGCACAGCATGATCGGTACCAGCTTCAAACTTCTTGGCACCCTGTTCGTCCCAAATAATATTGAACTGTGTAGGCATATTCATTTCCTCCATCATTGATTAATTGTGTAGTAATCGTTATAAACACCATCTGCTACAATCCTTCTGTCAAAAGAACAAAAAGGAACCCCAAACACAAACTTCTCTTTTAGGTCGTATTTGGGGTCTTTGTACATATGGTGTATTTCCCAGTGTCCAGTAACCAAATATGGTTTATTGTCTGCATGATTCATGTTGAACCTTACAAACCTATAAACTATACATGGATACTTCATACCGGTATTAGGAGGAGCCTGGAAGTAGACGCGGTCTTTACCAAGAATACTTTCCAGAAGATCTCCGATTTCTTCTTTAGTCTTCATCGTCTTCCTCCTTGTCCTCCAAATATAAAGAGCCAAGGTCCAGAGTAAGTCTTGGGTAATTCACCTCGACACTACTTACTGTCCACTTGGCTCCTCCAAAAGTAACATAAGCTATCTTGTGGAAGTTGTTCTGAAGATACTGGTCGGCAACCACTGAAAGCTTATTAGAAATATGCAAGTCGGCGTTTATTTTATCACCCTGCTGTTCTCTCCAAGAGTCTCTAAGCACATCCCCATAGAACTGCTTTTCAACTATCTGTGGTTTCCAAACACGAGGTGATACTTCTATTTCCTCTTTAAATCCAATGATACCGTACCACTTCATAGCACAACCTCCAACAAAATATGATTAGTCCAGAGCCTTAGCTGAGAACTCAGTTGCCGTAACAGCACCGCCAGCGATGTCTACTACAGTAGCCTTAACACCAGCAACCTTAACAGGTCTGAACTCAGCATCGCCAACCTTAACCATAAGAACACCCTTCTCGAAAGCGTCCTTAACTACATCGATACTAGCCTGCTCTGAGAAGTCAGCATCAACATAGAGTTTGCTGTCAGCTGACTTGCCGTAAACAACGACCGCTGTTACGTATTTGTCTTTTGCATCCTGAAAAATCTTTTCCATGGTCTATTCCTCCTGAAATATAATTAGTTACCCTTTACAAGGTAGAATGTTACAGCTGAGAAAGGCTTGATAAGAGCGCCAGACATACGTGTCTCATAGAGATACTTGTACTGGTTGAAGTCGATATCGAAGTCATCGAAGAAGTCTGTCTTAGCTCCGCCATTAGTACCTACGTTGTAATCTGCAAGGTTTACGTATGTACCGATAAGAGGATATGTCTTCTTTGTGCCTTCCTCATCGATCTCGATGGTCTTACCTTCCATAACCTCAACAGTTACGATGTCCTTTACTCTCATAGCTGTAGCAACCTTAGCCTCTGAGTCATAGAGAACGTGTCCAATCTGATCCTCAAGAAGGAGTGCGCTTGTGAGGTAATCTTCTGTTGTGAAGAATGTAGGATTACCTGAGCCCTTGTACTGCTTACGAGACTTAACCATTGCCTTAATAAGAGCCTTAGCAACTTCGTCATCTGTAGCATTTGCAGCAACCTGAACAGGAATCTTGATTGTATAAAGGTCAGCATCGTTGTATACAGGACGAATGTGGCTTTCCTGGATCTTGTCATCATCAGAAGAAAGTCTACCATCACCGATAAGGATAGCGCGAGCGATTTCCTCCTTAAGCATCATCTGCATCTCAGCCTTGATCCAAGCAACAACATTCATATCTGTAATGTCATCGATGTCATCCTTATCCAGCTTCTGTTTCTTGTAGATAGTCTGAGGATCTGTGGTTCTCTTAAGAAGTGAGAATACCTCTTCCTTCTTGAGCTTACCCTTGATGTAACCCCTTGCTCTTGCATCATCTTCTCTGATGTCAGCGAACATGCTCTTTACTCTTGCGAAAGGTGTGTGGTGTGTTGCACCAAGAACCTTTGATACCCAGTCCATATCTCTCTGAATGAACTCAGGTGTTGTGTTGATAGTCTTAGCCTCCGGGAAGAGGTACTCAAGATTAACAACACCATAGTCTCCATCAGCGTGCTCGATGACACCCTCGTCCTCAGCAGCGTGGAAAGCTTCTCTGAGTGAGCCCATCTGACGGCCTACTCTCTTAATCTCCTGGAACTCGTCGTGAGAAAGAACGTTTGCTCCGTATTCCTCACCTGCAAATACATTGTGTTTCATATCTTCTGATCCTCCTTCACTGGAATCTTCATCGTTGTCCTGGATTGCCTTTCCAACAAGGAAAGCTACAACCTTTTTCTGTTTCTCATTCATGGAGTCGTAAACGTCCTGTACGGTCTCTTCTCCGTCTCCATCATCTGAGTCATCATTTTGAGCATCGTCAGCATGTTTTACCTCGCTTTCTTCGCCGCTGCCGCCTTTAGCGTCTTCAACAGCTTTTCCAACGAGGAATGCTACGACTTTCTTCTGTTTTTCGTTCATGGAATCGTAAACGTCCTGAACGGTCTCTTCTCCACCAGACTCAGCTTCGTTTTCTTCTTCGTCTGCGTGCTCAAAGTATCTTTCGTCGTCCATATCTTCTCCTTCCGCATGGAATAGTTCGATATCGCCGTATCCAACAAACTGGATTTCAGCTTCATCGTCGGACTCTTCACCATGCTCCATAACTGAATCGATAAGCGCTCCCTTGTTAGCACCAGCTAACACAAGGCTAACTTCTTTAATCGCACCGTGGAGTACATCTCCACCTCTCTGCTTAAGCTGGTTAGCATAGATTGAGAGTGCTACGATGTCGCCATGTTGAACTAATTCTTTGGCGTTCTGTCCTCTTTCAGTTCCATTAAAGGAACAGTAAGCGTAGACACCTTCGGGTCTTTCCTCCAGTAATGCATGACCAAGAACTTCATTTGCATCGTCATGTCTGTGATTCCATACCAGAGGTACTGTCTTACCATGGTCTCCAGAGAACGCGCCCTGTCTGATTGTTCTGCCATCGGAACACAGAATGTCATTCCTAGTAGCCCAACCAGAAAAATCCCACATCTTTTTAGGCATCGTTCTTACCTCCTTTTTAAATTGATTGGTTGCCTAATGACTGTAGTAACCCATCGATTCCGGAGGAGTCACTATTCGTCGCTTCATTAATACCTGTCTGCATGTCTTCCTGATTCTGCTGTTGGATTTGAGCATCAGACTTATTGAGGTTAGGATTACTAATGTCGTTAGCCTGAGCAGCATCAGATGGCTTGTAACCAATCTCTGCTCTGAGCTCATTAGAAGTCATAATCTCGTTACGTCTGAATTTATCCGCTATATCAGCCAACTGGCTTACAGGTACCAACTTAAATGGATCTCTAAAGTAAATAATTGCCTGCTTCTGAGTCCTTGCTGTCTTTGTCAAGAACTTCCTTCCAAATTCGTCGCAAATAGCTGAACAAATTGGTGCAATTGTAGAGTTGAAATAATTGATTCTGGTAGCTTCATCAGCTGTACCATCTAAGATGCTGGGTGTTACTCCCAACTGAGAAAATAACTGCTCGGTTAATTCTTTAACCTGAGTCCATAGATTGTTGTCCAATGACCTATTCAACTGAGTTACTCTTTCAGTACCATCTGTGTAGGCTATTCCAAGTTTGGAAGTAGCGAGCTGGTCTTCAATCTCTTTTCTTCTCTTCTGAGCTTCAGCTTTCCTCTGAGGTGACTTAGTCACATAAGGTAACTGAATAATGAGATCGAGTTTGGAACTGGTTGAATTATCATTAGCTGCATTCAACTTGTTTATTGCGGCAATAAGTCTCTGCAACGTTGAATTTGGTTCATTCATGATCGAATAGAACGGGTTTTCTATTATTGCTACCCTAGATTTGGGCATAATAATATCCTGATAGCGTCCTTGTAATTCATTGTATAAATGAACCTTGACTGCTTCAGGATACCAAGCAACTATTCGACCTGTTCTCATGCTACGAATATCGTATGATTCAGTGTCCATTGGGTTTACATCTGTCTCAACAGGAACTATTGCAACCACACCTTCATCAAACATTGACTCTACAATGTCCTGTAGGAATGCCCTACCGGTTTGGTCTATGTTTGCTGATACATTCATACATTCGTTAAGTCCGGATTTCATAGACTCTTTGAAGTGTCCGTTTTCATCCAGCTTTGCATGTTCAAAGTTTATTGAAGCCACATCTACTGAGATTCGGTTGTAAACAGAAGCGACAATCGACCTCTGATTACCTCCTGTATATCGCATTCGATCTGGTCTTACACCGTAACCATATCCACCATAGATAAGGTCCTGCGTGTACTGGAACTCTTTAGTGGGGTCACGGCCAATAAATGCGTTCCATCCAGAACGGATTCTTTGTGTTAAAGTTGGCATTATGGTTCCCCCTTAATAATTTGATGTATGTCCGTAATATGCTCTTAAACGTTTGTTCTGGTATGCATCTACTCCACTCTTCGCTGCAGATGCTCCAAGAGCTGTAACACCAATGCCGCCGGTAACCTTTAAGAACTGCTTATCGTCAATCTTTAAGCCTGTGTATTGACGTATTGTCTTAGTTATTTGTCCACCACTTTTAGCATTGTATGCTGCTGCGCTAAGTGCTACAGAACCTATAGTGTTTAGAATGCCAGTGACTTGGCTATTACCAGTAATGGTCTTACCTCTTGCATAAAGTTCTTTACCCTGATCTCCAAGCTTATCCTGCTTAAGATGACGATAGTCTTTCTCGAGCTGTCTTTTGGCTGATTTGCGAGCTATTTTAGCATTAACCATTTTGGCTTTTGCACCAGTCATATCACCAGATTTCTTTGATTCTTTGTAAGCTTGTTTTGCTTCTTTAACCCTAGAATCTGCTTTTTCATACTCGCCAAGAGACTTGTTAAAACGTTTAAGGCCAGCCTGAGTGTAAGAACCATCGTAATTCTGGTAACGTCTAACGCCCCATTTCATTCCACGGACGCCATGGTGCTCTAAATATTCATCCATAATTACACCTGACCTTTCTTCCAACGTTTTTCATCCTCTTCGGCTCGTTTAGCTCTTGTATCCTTTACGCCATAGGTCTTATCGTAGTTATTCTGATTTCTGATTCTTTCTTC